GTCCGGGAATAGCTTATCCCTGTTCTGAGCTATACTGGATACAATCATGCCCATATCAGTTCCCCAACAGAGTGCGTTCTGCGGTCTTGGCTGAGGAGCCTAAACCAGTACGGACCCGCTTGCCCGGACGTGCTTTTGTTGGTGCAGCCTTCGGCTGGGCGGCAGCGGGGCTGGACCCCGCCTTCTTCTTGGACGTAGCAGCGCCGTAGCCAAACCCTAGGGGATCTGGTAGACCAAAATCCTTGTAAACAGATCTAAGACTAGCCGTCGTACCCATATCAGTTCCCCAACAGAGTGCGTTCTGCGGTCTTGGCTGAGGAGCCTAAACCAGTGCGGACCCGCTTGCCCGGACGTGCTTTTGTTGGTGCAGCCTTCGGCTGGGCGGCAGCGGGGCTGGACCCTGCCTTCTTCTTGGACGCACGGTAATCAGACATAGCAGCTCCGTAGCCAAACCCCTGAAACTGGGGCGCCGGGTCTTTGGGGTCACGGCTGAGGTAACCCTCTTTTTCTAAGATGCCTCTGAGGCCACCCTGCACACCCACGCCCTGTACCCCACAATTTGCGCAAATTGTGGCTTGACAATACTACAGATTGTGGTCTGCGTCTAGCTAAACGGGTCGTACTCTGCAGATGTGGCTGCGGTGGCGCTCTGGAACCCGATGCGCGACGGATATACGGGCAGGACGTAGGTCAAAGCCAAGGCGTCCGCGAGGTCCGGCGAGGGCAGACCGCGCTTCTTGGCGTCCTCCTTGCTCTCCAGCTTCAGCTCGTTGCGCAGGGTGTAGCCGTACTCCAATCCAGTCAGGTCGCTCACAAGGTCTGGATCGTCCGGCAGGCGGATGCCGTCCTTGATGGCGTCTCGCAGATTGCCCCACATCTGCGCCCTGAGATTGGCGTATCCGGGCTGCGTCGCCTTGCTGCCAAAGTTGATCTCGATGACATCCAGCCCGAGCTGCCTGCAGCGGTCAACGACACCGCCGCCCACGCCGCCACCGTCGATGAAGATGGCGTCTGGCTGCTTGTCGCGTGCGACCTCGGCTATCTTGGCAGCGAACTGCATGGTGTCCAGCCCACGGAAGCGGTGGATGCCTTGGCTCTCCGCGTCTCGGCCCTGCCGCAGGTAGATCACGCTCTGGTCGCTGCCGAAGCGGGCCACATCGACCCCCATGACCAGCGGATCGTGCGGCTGCACCGCCGCTTCCAGATCGATGCAGCGGCGCACGTCTGCCGTCGGGATGAGCTGCAGCTCGCCGGCCGACGGGAACTGGCCCAACACGCGGACCTTCACGAAGTCGCTGTCGATGCCGTAGTCGTCAATCCAGCCCTCGAACAGCCGCTTGTTCGTGATCTTCACGTCCCTGCTGTCGATGTGGCGGCGGATGTAGCGGTGCCGGAACCTGCCCTGCATGTTCTCGAAGAACCGGCCCGTGTTCCGCGTCGGGTTGCCGAAGTCGAAGGTCATGGGCTCGCCGTCGGTCAGCCCGCCCTCGCGCACCTCGAAGATCTTGTCCGGCACGGCCGACGCCTCGTCGAAGATGTAGAACGGCGTAGCCTGCGCCGCGTGCAGCCCGGCGAACGCCTCGCTGTTCTCCTCGCGGCAGGTCTGCGCATCGACGCGCCACGTCTCGCGGTGATCGAGGTGGTACAGGTTCATCGACCCGCCGCCACTGTTCAGGTGATACCAGTGCTTCGTGATCCCCATGTGGTGCCACTTCGCCAGCTCGGCCCACGTCTTCGTTCGTAGCTGCTCGGCGGTGTTGGCCGTGACGATGCCTTTGCTGAATGGCCGGGTGTCCATGATCCAGCGGATCAGCCACGCGGTCAGGGCAGACTTGCCAATGCCGTGCCCGCTGGCCGTCGAGAACTGGATGGGGTCCACCGCGCTCTTGCCGTCGAAGCCGCGCTTGCTCACCTCGTCGCCTAGATCGATGAGGAAGCCGCGTGCCCAGTCATCGGGGCCATCGAAGCCGTCGAGCGTGCCGGTGCCCCACGGGTAGCTGAACAGGACGTGGCCCAGCGGGTCGGCGTAGAACTGCGAGATGTCTGCGGCTAGGTCAACGTCAAAGGACATTGAAGATCCGCCTCAACACGAACGACCGGGCAAAGGACAGGCCGAAGTAGCAGGCCGTGATGCCCGTCGCATCCAGAGGGCTGGGCTGCAAGCCAAACAGCGGCAGTGCCCAGTAGGTGAAGGCCCACGACACCAGCAGCCCGACGACGGCGTTGGTCAGGGCCTCGATGCCCGACATGCGTCTCGATTGTCGCCGGATCATGGTCATCATGTCTTCAAGCCTTGGATCAGCGGGATGGCGCAATACACCGGCTCCATCTCAGGCGTCGGCCGCAGTGATAGCCCAGTGTCCTGCGAGATGGCAAACGGGAAGCACTCCTCCCAGATCACGACCGATATCTCATCAGGTTCCGCGCCCAGCATTGCGCAAATCCAGTGTTTGTCCACGTCGAAGAGGAAGCGGACGACGCCGTCGCCCAAGCTCGACATAGGCGCAACCAGCCAAGATGTGCTGGCCGTGCCGTCGTCGGTGGGTAGCTCGAACTCTTCAAAGGCGTCAGAAGGGATCATACTCAGCATCGGTCCTCGCATGTGCGACGGGGCTTGGACCGGTGCAGGCATATGCCGGGTGGTTGGGGTCGCTGCTGGTACTCAGCTCCTTGGCACCGCAATGCTGGCATATGCGCATCCTGCCGGAGCCGGGTGCAGGGTTGCCCCACCTGTGGGGGATCGGCGTCGAGTTGGGATGCGCGGCGCGCGCGTAGGTGTCTTCGTTCATGCTGCTGACTTCGAGCCCTTGCACTTCCAGCGTTTGCGCGACAAGCGCAGCGGGGAGTTGGGATCTTTGGCTGCACCGGGATGGTCGCGCATCTGGCCCGCGCTGCGTGCGCAGTAGGCGTCACCCTTCGACGTGCCGGGGCGGACGCGAGGCCCGCCGTCCTTGGCCTGCCCGGCCTGACCATAGCTGACCTTCTTGCCGCTCGCGGTGATCTTGACGCGGGCCTTGCCTTTAGCTGGCTCAGCCACGCTGCACCTTCACGCGCTTCTTGGCCGTCTTCGCGGACTGCTTGAACGCCTTGTCGGTCGGCGCGCCCTTGTCGCCCGGTGAGCGCATCTTCTCGCCGCTGCCTGCAGCGATGCGGGCGCGTTTGCGCCGGATGTTCTCGTACAGTCCGGGCTTAGCCATACCGCACCCGCTTCTTCGACGCCTCGATGGCGCGCCCCTGCTTCGCGGCCTTGGCCTTGCCGCCCTCGCCGGCGTAAGCCTTACCAGACTTGCCGTACTTGTAGGCGACCTTGCCGCCCTTCGTGGTCCTCATCACAGGCATTTAGTCCCCCTTGACGACGCGGAGCTGGGCAACGCGAGCGCGGCCTTCCTGTAGCTTCTCGGTCATCTCATTGACGTTGATGTTGCGGTTCTCGTTCACGTTCTCATTCGGCAGCACCTTCGCCAGCAGCGTGGCAAAGGTGCGAGGCTCGTCGTGCGCCAGCATGTGCAGATACTCAACGCCACCTGCGCGCTCGAAGGCTTCCATAATAGCAGCTTTCATGTCGCGCGTCGTCTTGTTCTGCGTGCCCTTCTTGCGCCCGCCAAACTTCTTGCCCGTCGTGTTAGCCATACTAAATCCACCTAGTTTAGTTTCCAGATAGTAACCCAGCACGCCTGAACAGATCAACGAGCGTTTGCTCTTCGAGGACATAGATGCGGCGCTCTCTGTCCTGCCTCACAACAAGTAAGTCGTTGGCATCTTGCTGGTTCAAGGCATCGTACAAAAATTTGAACCCGCTCTTCTTCCGCTTGGCCTCTACTTGATACGGCCCGAGCTTTACGTCGCCAGCCATCTCCTCGCCAAACGCCTTGAACGAGCCGGAACCAAACGCGCGCCGGGCCTCCGCTCCCTGCGCTCGCCAGAACAGCACCGTTTCGCGTTCCAGCTCGTACCCTCGCTGCTTGTTTCTGTTGGGCATCTACAGGCTCCCTATCGGGCTTGCTGCGTTTCAGCATGCCCCTATAGGGGCAGCAAGCAAGCAAGCAAGTTTTTCCTAGTGTTTTCAACATCTTACTACAGCTTGCTGCAGCTTGCTGAGCAGCTTGCTTAAGCAAGCACTTTCCCCTTACATATCAACAGCTTAACCCACAGCAAGCTGTCAGCTTGCTGCAGCTTGCTGAGCTTGCTTAGCAAGCTGCTGAGCACTTGAAGACCCATCGACCCGTCGTCCTCTTCGTCTCATCGTGGTCCAGTTGCACCGATCCGGCGTGCGTGTGGACAGGCTGCTGGAACATATCATAGAGCGTATTGTAGTGCCCCGTCTGCAACCTATCCTTGTCAGTCGGCCAGCCATCAGATCCACGCAGCGCATCGTGCACGTCGCTCGCTTGATGGTTGCCCGTGCCCATCGCGTCGAGGATGTTCTCCGCCAGCAGCGACGCCAGCGTGGTGTCGATAGAAGCGTGAGACAGTGCGTTCATAGCCTCCACACTGTCCGACAGGTGGCACACACCGATCTCGAACTTCTCGTCCACCAGCTCGT